CGCCGTCAACAGGCCACTGAGCGCCAGGAGCAGCGCATCGACGGCGTCAATCTTGTTCGGTGACATCGGCCGGTCTTTCGTTGGCAGCAACGAGCCATCTCTTCGTCGTTCGACGCACACGTTCGATACCTGCCACGTGAGGAACGACGTGCCCGGATGGCGCAGCTGCTGCGCCTTGATGCGCGCCTCGAGTTCTTTCGCCGGCGCCGTGAACGTCTTCGCGTTCTTCGCTTCGACCCGCGCCGGCAGCCCGCTGGCCACAAGGTTCGCGGCCAGGTGCAGCGCGCCGTAGCGCTCAATCGCGATGTCTCGCACGTCGAACCGTTCACAGTCGGCCCGGAGGTCCGCTTCAATCGTCGGGTAGTCGGTCAGGTTGCCATCGGTCGCGACGAGCTCGCCGGCCTGTAGCCAGTGACGATATTCAGGGATGGCCCGCGACCGTTCTTCGACCACGAGGGTCGGCAGGTAGCCACGGACGAAGACATACACGAGGTCGTCACGCTGGAACAGCAGCGCGACCGCGGCAATGTCATCGCGTTCGGCGAGGTCGACGCCTATCCAACAGGGCTCATGCTCAAAGTTGTCTAGAGACAAGGAACTATCTGCGCAGCGCGCCCACGCCGGCATCGACAACCAGGTGGTCGCCGCGTGCAGCCAACGGTTACAGATTTTCGTCTCGAACTCCCCTTGCAGGCCTGGCGTCTGTTGCGCATCGAGGCAATAGCGCCGCACGTAGTCGAGGCTCGGCGTGGTGCCAATCATCGGCAACGATTTTTGCCAGACACTCTCGTCGTCCCAACGGTCGGTCTCATCGAGCTCGTAGAGCACGCAGAACACGTGGTCGGCCTCGAGCACGCCGTCGAGAATCTTCTGCGCCGTCTGCCGCAGCGCGAAGCCGACACTGGTCATCGAATAGCCGGCGGTCGTCGGGGCCCACAAGGCGGCCTCCGTGCGTGCGCCTTGCGCCGATTTCAAGACATCGTGCAGTTCGAACGTCTGCGCATGCGATTCATCGAGGCTGATGAACGACGGCGACAAGCCATCCTGTGTCGAGCTCTTGCTGTTAATCGGTTTCGCATACCCGCCATCGGTCAGCGTCACCGCGTTCGCATAGGCGACAAACCCCAGCTCCCGCAGCCACGGCGCCCGCTTCACCATGCGTTGCATGATGCTGAACACGATGCGTGCTTGGTTGCCGGTGGACGCACCACACACCACCTGCGCGCCGGGTTCGTTCTCGACGGCCAGGTGATACAAGGCTGCCGCGGCGACCAGCGTCGACTTCGCACTCTTGCGGCCGACTTCGAAGAACACCGTGGTCACCAGGCGCGAGCCATCGGGGCGTCTGAATCCGAAAGAGGCTGCCAGAACGAATATTTGCCAGGGCGCGAGCGTGATGGTGGACGTGTCCCAGCGGCCTTCGACGTGCGGTAACCGGCAAATCCAGCTGCAGACGGACTGCACGTAGGCGGGTGACCAGGTGAAGGAATGCGGTTCCCTTTCGGAACAGCATTGTTCTCGCATCCGCTGAAATCGTTGGACGGCCAACTTCGTCCACCGACAGGCCACGATGCGGCCCTCGAGCACGTCACGGACGTAGGTATCGGCGATGGCGGTGTAGTCCCGGGGCGCTAACCTAGGGGACGTTCCCCCCCTAGGTTTCTTCGTGCGCCGCCGGACGCGACAGGGTTGCGCCGTCCCGCGCCGGACAAGCTCTGTCGCTTTCAGCCGAGGGCGTCCTGGTTTACGCGTCGCCATCGTTACGCATGGGCGTTAAGTTGCCTGCCGGGGCGGTTTCGCTTCATCGAGTTACCCGTGATGATCGACTCCCCGTCATTCGCATTTGCAGGAGTGCGGTCGAAAGTGCGGACGACATGTCGAACTCGGGATGCCGTTGAATCAAAGAGAAGAACCGAGGCAGGAACCGCTCATAGAACGTGCTGTCGTCAGGTTCTTTCTCGATGAAGGGGAACCGCGCCTGAGCCGTGTCGCGTAGACGCACCGCGCAGGCTCGAGCCGGACCGGACCACTGCAAGTCGTCCATCACCTGGTCCGGCGGCACCATGCTATAGACGCGACAATCGAACGTGCGGCAGACGGACGGTCGGCGCGCGTGGATGCTGCACCGACCATCGATGAAGTAGATGCACGAGCCGTCGTCGCGCTGTTGTAATCCCACCCCACCTGACACTAGGGGCCGAGTCGCGTACTGCGCCACATCGTCGACCTTCGGGTTCAGCGTGATGAACTCCATGCTGGTACAGCAGGGGGCCGCGCAGCCGCTGCAGTTCACGGAGGCTTCGCCCGCAATCTGTTGCTTCACAAAGTGCCGATGCCAGGCGCTAATGCCGACAGGTGGACTCGCGTAGAACGTCGCGGGCGCCTCAGTGCTGCTCATCACGTCCTCCTGGCAAACGTCGAATCCTCCCGCGCGGTCTTCTGTGAATGGCACGCGTGGCATTTGGAATCGAGGTTCGCCCAGTCCCAGAACCGCGGGTCGTTCGTCCCGTCGTGCCGCTCGAGATGGTCGACATCCGTCGCGATGACGGTGCGTCCGGCCGCCAAGCAGACGGAGCAGAGCGGGTCGCGACTCAACTTCTGCGCACGCAGCGCCCGCCACCTTTTCGAGCAATAGCCCCGCGCCGCAGCAGACAGCCGGGTGGTGTCGTAGTGCGCCTGGCGCGTCCGGACACAGTGCGGGCACCGGCCCGTCACCAGGCGGGAGCAGCTCGCGCACCGATGGCTGGGCATGAGCATCAGCGGGGACCTTCACGTTTCAGGGGAACCAGGGGTTTTACGCGGGCTTGCTGGCGCGCGTTGGCCCAGGCCCACGCCCGTTGGCAGGATGTCCGCGCGTCTTTCAGTTCGCAGGCGGGGCAGACGTAGAAGACCGTGCGTTGCTGGCAGCGCGCGCACAGGCGGGGCTGGAGGGCCATGTCAGGTGCTTCTCTCTCTCCGTCTCTAGACAGCGCTCCTCGGCACGGCGAGCTCGCTCGGAGAGCGAATCGTTGAAAACAAAGGGAAACGTAGAGCGAGAGAGCAACGGAGAGCCTCCCTAGACATGATCATCACAAGTCTTCGCTGTGTCTTCGGTCTTAAGAACACGCGCGTCGCGATCAAGGCTAAATGCTCTTCTGTGCTCTCCTGCTCTTCATTTCCTAATGAAAACTAACAGTCTGCTCTCCGTCCTGCTCTTCGGGTGCTCTCCGCCACTCCATACAGCCGTGGCTGTTCTTCGCCTTCTCGAATCCCTGGCGCTCCATGATGGCGGCCACGCGATCGGCGTGGCGGTTGTCACGCAGGTTCGCTTCGAGCCCAAGCGCGTGCCAGATCTCCGCGGCCGCGATCCGTTCGATGCGCGTCATGCCATCACCGACGAGCGGTTCGATGATGTCCTCCCAGGGATCGACGGCGCGCCGGGCCTCCTGCTCGGCGGCTGCCAGCGACCACAGGGGCCGCGGGAGCCCGATTGACGCGGTGGGCTCTCTGGCGACGGCCTCGGCCCAGAGTTGGTCGCGGTCGCGCGCGAGGGCGTCGACGTCGAACGCCTGCAGACGAACGGGCCAGAACCGCCTGGCGCCGGTCATGTCCTTCAGATAGCTCGTCCGATGATTGGTGGTCCCAATCAGCACGAACTGCCGCGGCACCGTCACCGAGAGCCGGCCGTAGGCCAGACGCACGGGACCATCCGACTGTCTCGAGAGGAACGCCTTGAGGGCCTCGGCCTCCCGGCCGCGATTGCCGTGGAGCTCCGCGGCTTCGATGATCCACTTCCCGGCCGTCCGCTCGATCATGAGCTTGCTGTCGACGCCGAGCGGGAGATCGTCACTAAACCAGTCGTCGCAGGGACAGAGTGCGCGCAGCGCGGAGGACTTGCCGGTGCCCTGCGGAGATTCGAGAATCAACAGTTCATCGAACTTGCTGCCCGGGTGCCGGACGCGGCGGACGGCGGCCAGGAGGGGCAGGGCACCGACGGCGCGCACGTACTCGGTCTCGTCCGCGCCCGCGTAGTCGATGAGCCAGCGGTCGAGCCGCGGATGGCCGTCCCACGCGAGGCGATCGAGATACTCGCGCACCGGGTGCCGCGCGCGCTCCTGCGCATCACAAATCACGACGGAGTACAGATTCGGCCGTGACGGCTGGAAACCGCAGGTGTCGGCGATCCGGATCCAGAGCTTCTCGAACGTGACGTCGTCCACGATGACGTCACCGTTGATCCTGAGCGTCCGCGCGAACGCGTCATAGGTCGGCGTGATGCCGATGCGCGCGAGCGCCAGGCGGATGTTCTTCAGGTTTCTGCCCGCGATCTGTTTTCGGCTGTCGCGCACCCAGCCATCGCTATCGGTCGCCCGATCCACGAGCGTCCACCAGGCGTCGTCCCCATGCTTGCCGATGTAATCGTCGGGACCATTGATGCCGGCCTCGACGGGCAGATCGGCAACCCGGACGCGGGCGCCCCGTGTCCCGAGCTCGCGCGCGAGCGCCGTTCTGGCGGCCAGGACGGTCGCGTTCGCCGCAACGTTGCTATCGAAGACGAGCAGGGCGTCACGGTTCTTCCAGGCGATGAGCGAGAAATCCGCGGAGGGTCCCGTCTCGTCCACGCGCGCGCCGGAGGCATCGACCGTCTTGCCGATGCGGCCTTTCCACCCCCAACAGCCACCCAGCGCGATGGCGAGCACCCGGCGGCCGGCCCGCCTGGCCGCGCACATAGCCGCCATCGCCGACTTCTCGGCTTCGACCAGGACGACCGGCGCAGCGCTGTCTGTCAGGAGCGCGGCATCCACCGTCGCGAAGTAGAGGTGGCGCGCGTCCCCGTACCCGGAGATGTACTTGTTCTTCGCGCGGCCCGCTTCGATGTCCGGATGATCCCGGCGCAGCCGATGGGTGACGGCGCGCACCTGGCCGGGGAGGACGTAGGGGTAGAGCACGCCGTCCAGACGGCCGTGGAAGCCATTGACGGCGAGCATGTCTCGCGCCTCGCGATCATCCACGCGGCGGACGCGCAGCAGATCGAGGACGTCGGCGTCAATCCCCAGCCGCGCGTGCAGGTCGAGATCGGCGGGCGTCATCGGGCGGCCCTCAGGTCCCGCTGGCGGAGTATGGTCTTCGTGGTCTCGTAGAGCTGGGCGAGGGCCTCGAGGCGGTCACGATCCCCGCCGGCCACCAGCTCATCAGCCAGGGCGACGGTCACATCGATGAGGTTGTCCCGGAGCTGCCAGAGGGGGAGATCGCCGGATGAGGTTTCAGGTAGAGTAGTCTTATCCATTGGCTGCGGCCCTCCATCGGCCGCGGTTTGAGGCCTTCCACGGCTCCAATCGTGGGAGGCCTTCTCGTGTACGGGCGAAACGCGGGGCACGCGGGTAGGGTGAACTGCTTTTTCCCCGATTGCACTGTCGGATTAGTTGTGGCTACGCCTCCTCGTTGTCGTCTTTGAGCTGTTTGAGCAGGTTTTTGAAGTTATCGATGCCGTCGTAGACCTTTGCGCGGCTGATTTCACCGGTTTTCGGGTCGCCGCGAAAAACGCCCGCGGCCCCCGCGTCTTCCCGCGCCAGCTCCAGCTCGGTCATCGGGGGCACGCGGATATCCCGCCGATACCACCAGTCGCCATGCCGGCGGAGGATGGCTGAGCCTTTCTCGTGCGGGACGTGGCCGCGGGGCAGGTGCACCAGGCCGGCCCGTTGAATCCGGAGGAGCTGCGGGCGGCTCGGATTGAGGTCGTTGTAGGCCTGACAGGGAAACACGGTCTTCACGAACATCGAGGTCGCCCAGCGCCAGCAGGGCACACGCATCGGCTCGAGGGTCCCGGCCACGGCGGCCCATTCGTCCGGCGTCGCGGGCCGACAAATGGCGGTGAGGACACGCTCCATGACGGCCCAGCGCCGGTCCTCGTCGAGGGTGTCGGCGACCCGCATCCTCGACAACGGCACCAGGGCGCGTCCCTCGCACCAGGCCAGGTAGCGGTCCCGGAGGCGCTGGTCTCGATAGAGCTGGAAGAGGGCGATTTCGCCGGCCTGGATGGCGCGCTGGAGGTCGCCCTCGGTGGCAATGGGTCCGGCCAGCCGGCGGCGTCGCGCCTCACGGCCCATGTCACGCGCTCTTCTTCCTCGGTGGCACGGCGTCGTGATTCCAGTAGAGCGACTTGCACCTGGCGCACATCGTGACCACGGGGACACGGGGACTCCACAGATGGCCGCAGCGCAGACAGCGCGCCTGCGGAAGCTGGAACGTGGCCTTTTGCATCTTCATAGGTACACAGCTTACTGATGTGTAAGCGTGCTAGTCAACCTAGCAGGGCTCGTGGTGCTAGACGTGCTAGCGGTGCTAGGCCTCCTAGTGGTGCTCGCTCGCGTACGGTACTGGTCCAGTACCGTGGTACGTGACCAATCACATACGCAATCTCGTTGCGTATTCATGGTCCTACTCTCAGGCGCCGCAGCCAGCGATCCTGTTCCTTCGCAGTCGGGAGCGAGGCGATCTCGGCATGAACGGAAAAACTCAGATCATCACGCCGGCGTGACAATTGAATATTTCCGGCCACAAACGCATAGTCCCGAGCTCGATGTTCGGCTCGAGCGCCCTTTTTCGCGGTGTTCATTCTTAAATGGCTACTTTTCCTCGCCACGTTGCCCCAGGAGCGACGAACGCGAGCCGGCCCATACCTAGGTATCCCCCGTTGTCGGCCTCTCCACTGGCGACGTCTTCAGCGGACATCGCGGTCCGCTTCCGGTCCTGGCGGTCCGGTCCGTGCGTGGCCGGGCGCGCCGCGCGTGCAGCCGTTCCAATTCCAACACTTCCACGCGGTCGGTGAGTCGTTCGAGGAGCGTCATCATGCGCTCGAGCATCGTGCGCACGGGCTCCAGCGCATACGCGACTTCGCGCACCAGTGCATCCTCGTCGTCCGTCATCGCAGGTTCAGCTCCCGCTGTAGCCGAGCAATCGAGCGAGGCAAATTAAAGCCGCCAGCTCCATTTACCGCCTGCAGCGCCCGCTGCGCGACGCTGACATCCGTCTGCGCGTAGGCAGGAAACGCGGTCAGCGAGATCTCCCCAATCTCGATGTCGAGCAGCTCGCGCACCAGGACGCCCGCGTCCTGCCGCCAGGCATCTTTCCGCGTGCGGAACCCAAAGCTCGCGCCGGTGACATCGCCGCGGCGCACGAGCTCGAGCGCATCGCGGCCGGCCTGCGTGGGGGCCGGCTCCAGGCTGAAGGCGAGGCCGCGCGTGTCCGTCGTCAGCGTCAACGTTCTCGGCGTGCGTCCGAGCACCGCACTCGGGTCGTGGTTGTAGAGCGCGACGACGTCGGCGTGTAGGGACGTCCGGACAGCTTCAGGTTTGACCACTTCGACGAAGCCGCCCAGGTCGCGCGAGCGCACGTCGAAGACCACGGCATAGCCGACAATCCGCGAGGCCTCCGCACGGAGCTCCACGCAGGCGCGGCGCTCGAGGTCTACCTTACTTGCAAGCAAGGTAGACCGGTCAGGCGACACGCGGCGCCCCCACCGGCTGCAGCGCCGTGTTCACCATGTAGACATCCCCATTGGGGATCGGATTCAGCCCCAGCGCCGCGCGGGCGTCGTTCTGCGACAGGTAGCCATTCTGGATGCCGGAGGACAGCGACGTGTGCAGGTTGCGGATGTCGTTCCGCACCAGGGCCTGGCGGTCGAACGTCACGGTGTAGGTGCCGAACTGGCGGCTCGTGAGCAAGTCCCGCCGCATCGCTTCCTCCCAGCTTTCGAAAAACGGGTCCAAGGTGCTGGTCACATAGCTCATCTCGCCGCTCTCCATGTTGCTGTAGTTGGTCGACTCCATCAGGCCGGCTTTCCAGGGGGGGACTCTGAACGCGCCACAAATCGCCGTCGCCAGCGCCTTCATCGTCTCCGCCATCTGCGCCGAGTCGTGGTCCATGCTGATGCTCTGATACTCGAGGCCGCCCTCGAGGATGGCCGTCCGGAACGCGTTGGCCGAGCCGCCGTGCCGCGCAAACCACCGGTCGCGCAGGTGCTCCGCCTGCGTGTCGGTAATCGCGCCCGCGGCCTTGAGGATGCCCGTCGGCCGCCCGCCATTGGCGAAGAACTTGGCGACATACTGCTGCAGGCCGAGGCTCGTGCCGATGACGTCGCGGCAGCGGAGAATCGGGCTCTCGTGCGTCAGCTCGAGGATGGGCGGCTGCGAGGCATCGAACGTCCAGACGAGCGTCTGGCTCCCGGCGGTATACGTCCACCGCTTCCGGCGTTGGTTGTCCCGGTCCACGCGCATGCTGGCACTGTCTAAGGGCCACAAGGCGATGATGCGGCCGTCCTGGCGCACAATCTCGGCGAAGGCCTTGCCGTGCGTGAGCAGCTGCCACATCAGCGCGTGCTTGAACTGATAGGCGGTCTGCTCGGGATTCGGCAGGACGGTGAGCAGCTCGTAGAGGTCGTGCGTCACCGCATCGACGAACGTATTCTCGGCGACTTTCTGCCTCAGCTTCGTCGGGGTTCTTGCGACGTCTTGCGCTAACACTGACACGCACGAAAACACACTTGGCACCTTCAGCGCCGAGACTGGGTCCACGACCTGGCCGCTCTCCGTCGGCCCGCTCGCGAACAGCTGCAGGAGCTCGGGCGACGGCGCCGCCAGCGACGTGCGCCGTTCCAGCCAGCGTGTGAAGACGTTCGCCATCGCCCGCTCCCCTTACACGATGAACTTCGAAATCCGCACGACCGCCAACGGATTCGGCACGATGAAATCCGCGCGCAGAATCGCGCGCAGCTCGGATTGGTCGGTGTTGAACAACCGCGAGCGGTCGAGGGTGATGCTCGTGTCCTGCCGGAACACCGCGATGAGCTGACTCGCGTCGTAGACATACGCCGAGCTCTCCGCGGTCCCTTCGACCACCGACAGCTGCGAGGTCAGATGCACCGGCACCCCGTAGATGCGCCGCTCGACGGCCTGGCCCGCGCTGCCGGCGCTCTCCTGCAGGAGCGGCTTGTTGTTGTTCGCCGTCCCTTCCTTGAGCGTGCTCAGCGTGCCCCAGGTGCGCGGATGCATGACGATGGCGCTCGCCTGCGCGTTGTTGGCCTCGAGCGTGGCAATCGCGGTCGCGAACACATCGAGGTTCGTCGGCGCCGCGGCCAGGGAACTATCGAGCGTGATACCCACCACGTTCTTCAGCCCGCGAATCTCCGGCGGCGTGCCGCTGCCTTCGAAGCACCCGAGGTCGAACTTCAGCGCCAGCGCCCGCGCGACTTGCATCTCGAGCAGCGAGACGACATCGGGATTGCTATCGGCAATCAACTCGTTGGAGATGACTTGCAGACTGGCGAGCTTGCGCGGCGTCGCCGTGACGTCGGTGTAGCCCGGGTCACTGGGCGCAATCGTCCCGGCTTCGGCCACCCATGCGGCGGTCGGGTCGCTGTCAATGCGTGGCAGGTGGAGCACGTCGCGGGTCGTCGTGATACGGCGAATCCCGCTCCGCAGCATCACGCTCTCGGCCGCCAGGCGGTCGATGAAGGTGGCGGACCACTCATCCGGGGCAATCACGGCGCCGGCCCCGCTGCCTTCCGCCAACGCGCGCAGCTCGAGCCCGAACAGGCCCGAACGACGTTTTTCCACAGGTGTGGAATGTTGCGACTCCGGCACGTGCGCCCGCTGTTCGGTGCGCTTCTCGATGGCCAGTTGCAGGCCGAGAATCGCGTCCCGTTCGCGCAGCGCGGCATCGTAGCTGCGTTGTTCGCTCGCCAGCAGCGTGTCCCGGTTGGCGGCGATCGCCGTATCGAGCACGGCTTGGGCGGCCGTCTGCCGGAGCTGCACCTGGCTGGTGAAGGCCTTCAGCACGTCGTCGCCGAAGCAGCTGCGCTGTGCCGCCAAGGTCGTTAAGTCGCCAAGCGGAACAACGGTCGTCGTCGTCGTGAACTCTGTAATCTCCATGATGGTTACTCTCTGCTGCGTGGTGGACATCGATACATGTCCACTGCATCGCCCGGCGCGGCGCACCGGCGGCGACTATCGCGGCTGCTCGGTGAGCGTCGCCGCTGGTTACGTCGCTGTTCAATCCGGCTTGCCCATCGGCAATTGCCCGGCTCGTAGTTCCCGTCGTTTGTAGACTTCGATACACATCCGTGCGCTCTGAATACTTATCGGTACGCGATGCATTGGAGGGCTCTGTTCCACGTCGTTGCAGATGCCACGAGCACTATCAATGCGTCGGTCCGTGCGCCGTCGGTAGCCCCACCGGCGTGCCGAACGTGTCCAGGTCGAACGGGTCTATCGAATAGCCTTGCAGCCATTCGCCGATGTGCCGGCCGTCCTCCGTCAGCCGCGCGATGTCGACGCGACACCGCCGGCCGTCCAGGTTGATACTCAAATCGCTCAGCGGAATCTCCGCCAGGCCGCAGGCTTCAATCAGCTGAATCACCGCGAGCTGATAGGCGGCGACGGCCGCGCGTGGGGTCAGCATGTCAGGCCTCCAAAAAAAAGATCCGCGGTTCCACCACCGGCGCCGGCGGTGTCGCCGTCAACAGGCCACTGAGCGCCAGGAGCAGCGCATCGACGGCGTCAATCTTGTTCGGTGACATCGGCCGGTCTTTCGTTGGCAGCAACGAGCCATCTCTTCGTCGTTCGACGCACACGTTCGACACCTGCCAGGTGAGGAACGACGTGCCCGGATGGCGCAGCTGCTGCGCCTTGATGCGCGCCTCGAGTTCTTTCGCCGGCGCCGTGAACGTCTTCGCGTTCTTCGCTTCGACCCGCGCCGGCAGCCCGCTGGCCACAAGGTTCGCGGCCAGGTGCAGCGCGCCGTAGCGCTCAATCGCGATGTCTCGCACGTCGAACCGTTCACAGTCGGCCCGGAGGTCCGCTTCAATCGTCGGGTAGTCGGTCAGGTTGCCATCGGTCGCGACGAGCTCGCCGGCCTGTAGCCAGTGACGATATTCAGGGATGGCCCGCGACCGTTCTTCGACCACGAGGGTCGGCAGGTAGCCACGGACGAAGACATACACGAGGTCGTCACGCTGGAACAGCAGCGCGACCGCGGCAATGTCATCGCGTTC